ACTTAAAGCAAAAAATTGTATTAAAAGTTTTAAATTATACACAAGTATTGATACGTGGGGACCTAAAGCTGAATATATTCGTACAGGATTAGATTTAGAATTGTGGGAAAAGAACTTAGATTACTTTTTAAGGAATACTCCTTTCTCTGTTATTTTTATGATTACATTTAATATCTTTAGTGTTACAAGTTTTAATTTATTATTAGAAAAAATATTAGAATGGCGTTCTAGGTATAATGGAATTGTAGCTAATCAAGTAAGATGGCAAAAAGTACAATTTGATACGCCTCATTTAAAAGAACCTAGTATATATGATATGAATATATTACCTAAAGATGAGTTTATGCCATATATGGAAAAGAACTTACAATCTATGATTGAACATCAAGATGATAAAGATAGGAATAAATTTAGTTCATTAGAAGTAGAAAAGTTTAGACGTGTAGTTGACTATATGCGTACAACACATTACACACCAGTCAAACTTAAACAAGCTCATAAAGACTTTTATAATTGGTTTACAGAATTTGATAAAAGAAAAAGCACTAATTTAGTTAAAACGTTTCCTGAATTCGAAGTATTTTATGATGATTGTTTTATGGCAACCATGGAAGGTAAAACTCTTTGTATGCTTCCGTGGGTTCATATGTATGTAGGTGCAGATGGAAACGTTTTACCTTGTTGTATAGGTGATTATAAACAGCCTTTAGGTAGTACGCATAAAAATAGCATAAAAGAGATTTGGAATAGTCCGCAATATAAAAAATTACGTCTGCAAATGCTTAATAACGAGAAACCATCAGCCTGTAATCAATGCTGGAAACACGAAGAAGCAGGAGGTGAAAGTAGTCGTTATAATAAAAATAAAATGTTTAAAGAAGATTTACCGTTAATAGAAAAAACTAATAGTGATGGTAGTTTAGATGAAATGAAACTACGTTATATGGATGTACGTTGGAGTAATATTTGTAATTTTAAATGTAGAACTTGTAGTGCGTCATTTAGTTCTACTTGGGCTCAAGAAGATAATGAATGCGGTGATAAGAAAGATGTCTTTATTTTTGCTGGCGGCAAAGATAACGATTCGTTATACGAACAATTTAAACCACATTTTAAAGATGTAAAAGTTTTTTATTTTGCTGGCGGTGAACCGTTAGTTACTGATAAGCATTATGATATTTTAGAACACTTAATTGAAACTAATAATACAGATGTTTCATTACAATACAATTCAAATCTTAGTAATTTGTTTTATAAGAAAAAATGTGTTACAGAATTATGGAATAAATTTTCTGATGTTAAAGTAGCGGCAAGTTTAGATAGTTGGGGAGACAGAGCTGAATATATTCGTGAAGGAACAGAATGGCCTGTAATAATGGACAATTTAAATCGTGTAAAAAAAGATTCACCACACGTAAATATGACGTTCAATAGTGTTATAAGTGTTTTTAATATTTTAACAATTACAGATTTTTTAACTTATATGGAAAATAATGGCTTTAAAACTAATCATGGTGTATTATATAATCTTGTTCATCCAGCACATTATCATATAAATGTTTTACCTGCTAATTTAAAACAACTAGCATATCAAAAGATTGTAGCTCATGCACAAACAGTCCATAATAAAGGAATGTCTATGCAATTACAAGGTGTGTTAGATTATATTAATGATTCAAAATTCGATCAAATGGCACAAATTAATTTTATATCAACTACACTACGTTATGATAAAATAAGAAATAGATCTTTTAGTAAAACATTTCCTGAACTTAAAGATGCATTCGGTGATCGTTATTAGCAGGTTTACGTGTTAGTAGATCATGTCTCATCCTATTTAACCAGTCTACAGGTTGATCGTAAATACTAAACTTCTTTTGCCCTCTAGAGATGTCATTCATATGCTTAATCCATTTATTTTGAACTTCTCCAACTGCTTTATCAGTACGATCACTCCAATCATGTTTAAAAGTTCTTTTTAAGTAATCATAGTGTTCTAATGGATGTGGATGTCCGTCTTGAAAAACTTTATTAATTAATCTTCGATCAGACTCAAATTTTTGCATCCAGTTATTATTAAAAAGTACATCATAAAAACTAGGTTTTAAATGAGCCGTTGTATCTAGATACATTTGTTTAAATTGATCAAGTCTCGAATTACCAAATTTTTTAGGTCTGTCATCAATTTTCTGAGTAACGTCCCATTGGTTTGCAAATTCAATTAAGTTATTCATTTGTATGAAATGCCATTGTGCTTTATGTTTAAGCATTTCATGAGCACCTTTAATAAAAGCTAAATCTCTAACAATTGCTCCGTACTCACTAAAATACTTGTCTCTCCATTCTTCATCATATATATTTTGTGTATAAATATTTCCTGGAGTTACCCAAGTACCATACTTTTTTCCGTGCTTACTGTCGTGCGTTTCGCGACCCGGTTCAAAGAATCTATCTTCTCTACTAACATTAGTCCATTGTACTATTATTAAATCATAGTGATTAAAATTATAAGCCGCGTCAGCCTGCATTAATGAATTGTAGATATAATGATTGCCAGCACCAGATTTACCAAAGTTATAAAACTCAGCTTCATGAAATTCAGTACCTAAAATATTAGCCCATGTAGTCCACAAGTATTGTGTAAAGCTACAACCAAAGCAAAATATTCTATTAAGTGGATTGTTTATTAATTTTGTAGCCATTATATTTTTTTTCACTCCTAAAGTTTCCCACGCTTCAACATTTCTTTTGTTACTTTGTAGGGTATTTTTTCAATTTTGCCACCTTTAGCAAGAAATTCTTTCATCATACGATCACGTTCCTCTTGTGTTGTTCTTTTTTCAGGTTTAGTACTAGTGTATGCTCTGTTTATCTCAATGCCCATTTGCTATCTTTATTATTTTTTTTGCTAGGTTTAACATAGTTTCTTCAGTGTGCTTATTATTATACATAACTTTAAAATTGTATTTAAGTATATCTCGTTGTTTAAATTTCCATTCTTGGTGTGCACCTTTACTCATATTATCTAGCTCTTTTACTTTATCTTTAATTACCTCAAATAGTTTGCACCACCGTAGATATGTATCTTCTTCGCTGTCAAAACTGTAATCAAATGTATCTTCATATAATTTATACCCAAATTTTTCTAAGTTTTTGTTAATATTTTGTTGTCCCCAAATAATAAAAGGTTGCATATGATATATAGCCCTAAATGTTTTTTCACTCCAAAACATACTAGTTTTATTCCAGTCTTCAACATACGTTTCATTTACTACCTGAAATAATGTAGTCCAATGTAAATGCGAATGTAAACTCATAGCATGATTAGTTGTAAAGTCTTCAGTATCTGCTATTAAGGGTAATTCTTTATAAAACTTTTCTATTTGTTCTTCAGTTATATTAAATCCAGCTGGGAAAGTCTTTTTTAAATTATGTGCTTTTAAAAGTCCACCTTCAAATGCATTATGGCTTACTACACCCTTTTCAAATATACCACTGTGAAAAAGCTCATAAGCACTCATTGTTCTATGAGGTCTGTTTACTCTACTAAGACTTAGATAGTATTTTTCACCATAATAAAATCTTTTACTATGTTTACGTACCTCTGTATAGCGTTCGTCTATAAGTGTATCAACGTCAGTTCTAGTAGTATCAAGTTCATAACGATTATTAACATTTTTTAATCCAAAAAGCATTTTTTCAAAATTATTAAAACAAGCAACATTAATAGATTCTGTTTCGTTATGTTTTTTGTTATATTTTTTTATGTTTTTAGTATCTAGCATATTTGAAGAAACAAAAATTATTTTTTTAGGACTAATATTATGTTTTTTACAGTTGTTATATAATATATCAAAAAACGGTAGATCATATAGAGTACTAAAGCCTTCAGTACTTGCATCAAAAAAGAAAAATGATTTTGGATCGTTACGTAATTGTTTAAGATTCTTTTTTCGCAGATATTGAAATATATCAACACCGGCTCTCCATTGGGGATATTTTATTAGCACATGAAAAATGGTTATTGTAGGATCGTAGATATCATTCTCTTTAAATGCGTGTAACAACTTTACTAAAGCAAGTGAAGTTTCTACTTGGCGTACATATACGTTTGGTTTAATGTAGTAATTTGCTGGAATCATATATAAAAATCACTGGGTTAAAATGCCATAAATATTAGCTGTAGTATTTATATACGCATATAATGATTTAAGGATAACTTGATGAAGATAGGATTTATTGGTTTAGGAAAACTAGGCTTACCATGTGCTGAAGTAGTTGCTGAAAAAGGCCATGATGTTACTGGTTATGATCCTGCAAATATAACAAGTGATTTAGTTAGTATTAAAGAAAAAATCAAAGATGCAGTACAAGACAGGGATATTGTTTTTGTTGCTGTTCCAACGCCCCATCATCCAGATTATGACGGTAAAGCTCCTACGGCACACTTAGAACCTAAAGATTTTAGTTACGATATTGTTGTTGATGTGTTAAGAGAAGCCAATGAGCATATGACTCAAGAACAGTTGCTAGTCCTTATTAGTACTGTTTTACCTGGTACTACTCGCAAAGAATTTGCACCATTAGTTACAAATACTCGCTTTGTTTATAATCCATATTTTATTGCTATGGGAACAGTAGCTTGGGATATGGTAAATCCTGAAATGGTAATTGTAGGAACTGATACCGGAAAAATAAATGGTGATGCAGAACAGTTAGTAGAATTTTATAAAGGTATAATGGAAAACAAGCCACGGTATGAAGTATGCACGTGGGACGAATGTGAATGTATTAAAGTTTTTTACAATACATTTATTAGTATGAAAATTGGATTTGTAAATATGATCCAAGATGTTGCTGAAAAGCAAGGTAATATTAATGTTGATGTAGTCACTAACGCTCTTTCAAAAAGTAAAAATCGAATTATTAGTACCCGATATATGACAGCAGGAATGGGTGATGGTGGAGCCTGTCATCCAAGAGATAATATTGCATTACGGTATATGGCCAAAAAATTGGACTTGCAATATGATCTGTTTGATGCTATAATGAAAGCTAGAGAAGTACAGGCTAAAAACATGGCTAAGAAATTAGTCAGTTTAGCCATAAAAAATAACTTGCCAATATTATTAAATGGCATCAGTTATAAACCAGGAGTACCATATATAGATGGAAGTTATAGTTTGTTAGTTGGTCATTATTGTTCAGAAGTTGAATATCATTGTATGAGAGTTGATCCGTTAGTGTGTCCACAGAAAGGACCATTTAGTGCAATTGTTTTATTATCACACCCTGAATTGTATTGCTTTTTAAATGACGATAGTATAGTTGTTGACCCATGGAGAAAATATAAATCTAGCAAACATAAGGTTATCCATTATGGCAATACGAGATGAAAAAAATATTAATAATTGGAGACAGTAACGGATTAGGTGAATGGGGACAAGTTACTCCTGGACCAGGCGTTGCTAATAACAATAATAATACTATTTTTCGACCGTATAACCAAGACAAATATTTAGAAGGCAAACATCCTAAACCTTTTCAGTTAGTTCATCCAGGGTTTGGTTACTTTTTAGATTTAAAAGGTCATGCTACTTGTAATCATAGTTTTGGTGGCGCAGGTAATTTTGAATCAATTTTTAAAGCCGAAGAAGCATTAGGGTTGGCACCGCCTTTTACATCTCCTACTTTTTATACTCCTGATGTTATTATATGGATGTTAACAGAACCTTGTAGAAATTATACTTTAGAATCAAAATATATTTGTCAAAATTCTGGACAAGCAGGGTTATGGGATTTAGATAAGCATTATTATAAATTGTACCAACCTAACATTGTTGATAAGATACCAACAATAGCCGAATTAAATCGTGTGCTTATGAAAACTGCATTTGATGGCGCACAAGACATTTATAATGAATTAAAAATTCCTTTTATTATAATAGAAGGTTGGGGCGAAACATATGGTTTAGAAAAAGATTATACTTTTATTAAACATATTCATAAAGGTTGGTTACAAAAAATATTAGGCAAACAAATACCATTGCTTACATCATGGAGTGCAATTAATAATCTTAAACAGTCAAGACATGATTTAGCTGAAACTGAAGAATTTAAAACAGAAGTTAATAGATATGAAGACGTGATCGATTACATGAAACAATCAGATGATTTTCCGGATAACGGACATCCAGGTAGAGAACTTCATAAAAAATTAGCAGATGAGCTAGAACCTTATGTATGATATAGTCTTTATAAGTTATGAAGAACCTAATGCAGATAAAGTTTACGAAGACTTAAAAGCTAGGTTTCCCATGGCTAAACGTGTTCATGGAGTAAAAGGAATACACCAGGCACATATAGCCGCGGCAAAAAAGTGTTTTACAAAAATGTTTTGGGTAGTAGACGGAGATGCTCAGTTAAAAGAAGATTGGAAGTTTGATTATATTGCAAGTGAATGGGATCTTGATGCTGTTCATGTATGGCGTTGTCAGAATCCTATTAATTTTTTAGAATATGGACACGGTGGTGTAAAGTTATTGCCAAGGCAACTTACAATAGATATGGATGTTAGTCATCCTGATATGACAACTAGTATTAGTAATAAATTTTTTGCCCATCAAGAGATTAGTAATACTACAGCATTTAGTACAGATCCTTTTAATACGTGGAAAAGTGCATTCCGAGAATGTGTTAAATTATCAAGTAAACTTATTAGAGGACAAGTAGACGAAGAAACTGAAATGCGATTAATGGTGTGGTGTAATGAAGGTAAAGGAAAACCTAATGGCGACTATGCTATAATGGGTGCAAGAGCAGGTAAGAAGTACGGAGAAGAAAATATAGGTAATAAGGAAGCACTATTTAAAATTAATGATTTTAAGTGGCTTAAAGAAATGTATGATAGAGAAAATTAAAGAAAACATAACCAAAGTTGGATTAAAAACTTTAATTGAAAATAAAGATCTTTTTACTGTTAGTTGGATTCTTGGACGATTTTGTAATTACGATTGTAGTTATTGTTGGCCGTATGCTAAAAGTAAAACTGTAGATCATAGACCTCTTTTACAATATATCGGAACAATGGATGAAATTAAAAGTCAGGCTAGAGTAAATGGCTTTACAAAGTTTCATTTTAGTTTTAGTGGAGGCGAACCTACAGCATATAAAGGTCTAATAGATTTACTTAAAGCATATAAAGAACCTGTTAGTAATTATCTTAGTGTGCATATGACTACTAATGCTAGTCCAGGATTTAATTGGTGGAATAAATGGTTAACAGCAACAGACGGATTAGATCGTAAAAGTTTAACGGCAAGTTATCATGCAGAGTTTTCTAATGAAAAAGAGTTTGCAGGTAAACTTAAATTTTTACAGGAGCACGGAGTATTAGTTACAATTAATCAAGTTATGGTTCCAGATCGTTGGGATGAATACTATGGGAGAGCGTTACGTTTTAAAGATGAAGGATTGCACGTAACCCTTAAACCACAAAGTAATCCAACTGCAAGTTCTGTTGTAGAAGGATATACATTTGAGCAATGGGAAATATTACAAAACGAAATGCAGATGGATATAAATCAGATGTTATTATTTGATACTGATGGAAAACAGTACGAATTAGATCAAGCAGAACGACTTAATGCTTATGAGTTTAATAAATTTAAAGGTTGGACTTGTAATGCTGGCTACCAAAGTTGTATTATCCGTGAACCAGGTGGCGAAATTAAAAGAGGCTATAGTTGTCATGACGAGCCGTTAGGTACTATTGATGAAGGATTTACTTTATTTAAAGAACCACGTGAGTGTATTACACCAACGTGTGTAAGTAGTGCAGATAGTAAGATACCAAAATGGAAATAATTGAAGTAAAAAATGATGGTTGGTCAAATGACTTGTTAAGAGTCGATGTTGCAATCGGAAATATCTGTAATTATAAGTGTTGGTATTGTTGGCCAGAATCTCATGCTGGAAATATTAAATGGCCCGATTTTGATTCTTATGTTAAAAATCTTTCACATTTATTAGATTATTATTTAGAGAATAGTGAAAAGAAACGATTTGATATTACTCTTATGGGTGGCGAAGTTACTCATTGGAAAAGATTTACAGATCTTATAAAATATTTTAAAGAAAGATATGATTGTATCTTTACATTAACAACTAATGCTTCTAAAAAAATATCTTGGTGGCAAGATGCTTACAAATATTTAGATTATGTTAATATAAGTGTTCACCACGAATTTTCAGACCCTAATCATCTTAAAGACGTTGCAGATTTTTTATATGAGAAAAATGTTTATCTTGTAACACTTGTTCTAATGGATCCGTTAGCTTGGGATAAGTGTACAGATATAGTTGATACTTTAAAAACTAGTAAACATAGATGGACAATAAAACAAATGCCAATAGTTGAACATGGTGATATAAAAATTGTATATACAGATGAGCAAAAGAATGTTCTTAATACATTAAGAGCACGTAAACCTAATATTTGGTATTATTGGAGGTCTAATAAAAGTTATAAAAGTAAAGTAAAAGTAATAGACACTAATAATAAGAAACACTCTTTTGAAGACAACGAAATACTACGAAGAGTTTTTACTGAAGAATCTTCACGTAAACTTAATAATTTTAAAGGTTGGGAATGTGATGTAGGAGTTCATTGGATAGCAATTAAGTCCAATGGACAAATATCAGGTATTTGTAATAATGGATTATATGATGAAGGAAAAACATATAATTTAAATGATGTCGATTTTAAAACAACCTTTAGACCGAAAATTACACCTACAATATGTGAGCAGGCCGCTTGTTGGTGTGGGTTTGAAACTGATATGCCTAAAAGAAAATTATGAAGATAGATATTAATGATATAGCTTATTGGATGGATGCAATCCGTGATGAAGAAAATCATCAACGTTATCATATGCTAGAAAGCTTCTGGCACGGACAACTTAAAAGTAAAGTTTGGTTATGTGAAGAACTTCCTAAAGTTACTCATGCAACAACAAATAAAATAGTTATTTTTGGCGGTTGGTATGGAGTATTATCAACAATGCTTTTTAATAGTGAGCTTGGT